GACTTCTATTAATGAGAAGTCTGTCCCAAAAGAGATTAAATCAATGTGTCAAATTAAGCGAGCCGGAAGCAAGAAACACATGCAGGAGAGCATTCAAAAACTCGCCCCTCGTAGCGAAGAACCTTTTTCGTATGAAATGGACACCTATTCCCTCACGATGCGGTTTCTCAAAGAAACAAACAGGGATTTGATGGCTGACCTGTTGAAGTTCAACAAGCCATCCGATACCCAACTTCTTACTTGGCTTGTAGAGAACCTTCACCCCAACCGATTGATATTTGTTGACGGTGTTGTGAAAAGGAGATGGAGCCAAGACTACTTCTATGAGATGCTCTCTTTCGCTCATGCTGGTAACTTCTATGGGCGGCTGGCCATGCCGAAGCGTGGAACCTATTCCAAGACCCCAGCATTAGCAAGAAGGCTGGGTGTAAAAGAAGAACGGATTTTCAAGCAACTGCTCAAAGATGATGATTTCAAGAAATATGCTATGACCAAACTCAACAATGCCGAGTGCAGACTACTGAAACTAGGTGAGAAGAAAAGGAGAAAGAAGACAGACCCAGTAAAGGCACAACAAAAAACATTGGAGGAATTCATATGAAGACAAGAACGAGAAACCTAGTCAAGCGAGTGCTTGGAAATGAACCAATGACGACTGCTCAAATTTATTCGGCTATCAAGCACACTAATTCTCTTAGCCAGCACGGTCACAAAAGACCGAGAGTGCATATGCCATCAATGCAGGAATTGAGTTCCATTCTAGGTAAAGCACCGGAGTTTCAGCGGGTGACTAAGAAAGGAGTTTCTCCCGCCGAGTGGATTTACAAGGAGGAATAAAATGAGAATGTCACAATCACAACAATTCTTAATTGAAGTGTTTGATGTTCCAGAAAATGCGGCAATACAACTAAAAATACCTAACTCATTTACATCTTATGGTATTTGGAAAGACTTAACAGAAGAACAATTCAATGAACTTTATTCACTTGCACAAGAAGGCAAATACGGAGATTTCTTTTATTTGGCTGAGAAGATGAAGTTGAAAAGAAGATATAAGAAAATTAACGCTCACCACTCAAGAAAAATGAAAGAAGACCAAGAATACAGAGAAGAATACCTTAGAAAAAGAAGAGAATATAGGAGGAATAAAAATGCTATGGACAGAAAAATACAGACCGAATAACATCTCCCAAATCATGGGACAACAACACTTTACGATGGACGCTCAATCTTGGATTGACGAGAAAGAAATGCCGAATGTTTTGATTTACGGTAATCCCGGTAATGGAAAGACAACGGCTGGAATCATTCTCGGAAAGGAAATGCTTGGTGAATACTACGCTGATAACTTCTTTGAAATCAATGCGTCCGATGACAGAAAACTGGAAACGGTGCGTAATGCAATCAAGGAAGTTGCTAGAAACTCCAGCATTGGCCCCGTGCCTTTCCGTATTTGTTTGCTGGATGAAATGGACGGTATGACCAATGATGCTCAAAATGCACTCAAGCGAATCATGGAGCGTTATGCGTCAAACATTCGCTTCATCATCACTTGCAATGACCGAAACAAAATCATCTTCGCTCTCCAAAGTAGGTGTGCGAACTACCATTTCAAGCCACTCGGCAACGAAGACATGATGCATGTAATCACAACAATTCTCTCCAAGGAGGGAATTACTAGGTTCTCAAGTGCCGAACTTGAAACCTTCATATATGCTATGAATGGTGATATGCGTAGAGCAGTCACCGAGATACAGGCGGCGAAGGCGAGTAACTCAACCCTTACGAAACAAGTAGAGAATTCACTTGACGACTATAAGAATATCATTGACAAAATACTGAATAAGAATACGAATGTCCTAGGTGAAATACATGATTTGCTATACAAAGGTCGGTCCATCAAAGAGATTTGCAATGGACTGCATGATGTTGTCATTGCCGCTAGTGGTCTTGATAGCAATGTCAAGTTCAAATTTCTGAGAACGGTTGGTGAAGCAGAATGGCGTTCTATGACAATGACTCCCAAAGTGCTGGCCTCTTGGATGGTTAGCCAACTGATGTGAGAACGAACTCACGAAAAAATAGACAAGCAAAAAAAGAAAAAACAAAAACAAATTGAGGTGAAAATATGATGGAAACTGAAATTGAAAACGGTGCGAAGGCTCTAGAAATGGGGCTGGATGAAGCGAAGGAGAAGTTTGCAGGTATCTGCCAAGAAAACAACTTGGCGCAGGATAACCCTGTGGCCATTTCCCTTTGGCGAAACTTTGTGGCTAACGCCATGCGAAGCAAGCAACAGAACAACAACGCAGGAGCCAAGACTGGTGGCGACAGTCTGTTCAAGGAAGTCTTTGGGTTCTTTGTGAGCCTTGATGCTCCTAGGGACATGATGAGTTGGAACCGAAACAAGGCGAAGGAAGCCTTCCTTCGTGATTCCGACAAAGCCCTTGAGGAAGGATTGGTTGCCCAAGCAACTGAAAATGCACTTGGCCGCTTCGTTGTGTCCCGCTACCACAAGGGACAATACCAAGAGAAGATTGTTCCTTCGCTTCCCGAAGGCGCAGAAACTCTTGAAGACGGTCGCATCTACATTCCTCTTGATGCTACCGAACACTACATGAACGGTGGAGTGAACCGCAACTTCGGTAAGCCTCTTCCAAAGGAGCAATACCGACGCACGGGTATCTTCTATGGCTCTGTTGCTGGTGGCGAGATGAAGCCTTACTTCTTCTCTTACAAGAATCAGCCTGCCGTGGACTTTACGCCACAACCGTTCAACTGGGTCCACTTCAGTTGTGTTGCCAACGAGAACGGAACTGACCTCTACGGCGCAACCACGACGACTTTGAACAGTTTGGTCATGAATGCTGACCTTGACCCGGAAGGCGACAAATACCGTGATACGAGCGGCTACGACATTCAACAGATTCTTGTTGATGCTTTCAGCGACAAACTGACGCCCCTCGTTGAACTTGACCGCCAGCACATGGTCATGCAGACCCTTCCTGCAAAGGAACGCTTTGTCATTACTGACGGCACGGTTTGCAACATGAACATGACTCCAACTTCCAACGGCAATCGGATTCTCAACATTACTGACCTCAACGCAGAAATGGACTACGAGAACGATTCCGGCATGGTGACTTGTTGGATTCCCGAACACCTTGAACTTGACTTTGGGATTGGCTCTACCGTGATTATCATCGGTAGAACCTCCCAGCGACAAGGCGAGGACGGTGTTGAACCTGCTACCATCAACACTTCGGGCATTTTCGTGACCACTCGCCACGGCTCTCCAGTTGACGCACCATCCCCTGTGGAGGAAGACTTTGACTGGTTTTGAGGCGGTTAGTTCTTAACTGACCGCTTCATGCGACAATGGGGTTTATCCAGTAATAACGGGAAAACTTTCATGCCCCGGCGAAAGCCACCGGAGATAGTAGGTCGGGTTCCCCTACGAACCCGTTTCCCCATTGTTTCTTTCTTGAGGTGATTAAATGGAAATTTATGCAAATTGTTTGAAAACGAATAGAGCGTTTGTTTACTTTAGCAAAATTCAACATGTTTCTTGGGACATTGAACCCGACAACATGTTCAATGTGAAGATTCACACAAACGCACCTAGGCATGTGAATCAACGCATGAGCAAAGAAGACTTTACGAAGTTTCTCAACGCATACATGTCTTACGAAGGGGTGAGTTTCCTTTGAAGTTCAAAGCAGACTTTCTCACAGTAGAAAACAAATGGGAGGTTGATTTGACCAGTGTTGATTTCATTACAATGAAAGAGAACTGGGACGATGGAAGCCACCATGTCAAACTCCATATCGGCACAAAAGAAGTGCGAATGGTGTTCAAGGACAAAACAGAAGTGAATGAATTAATTGAAAATTGGAAAAAAGCGAGGCGATAAAAATGAGTATTACGAGCAAAGCAGGCGAAGCGACTACCATGAACTTTGGTAAGAAACAGGAGGAATTTAACCATAAGTTCCGTGAATTGATGGAGAAGAAGAGGGCTGAGAAGAAGTCCCGTCTTGTTCTCGGCATTTGGGGAGAACCCAAGACCGGTAAGACCGGACTTGCACTTGATTTCCCCAACCGCCCAATCTATGTTCTTGATTGGGACCGTGGCGTAGAGTCCACTTGGATTGAACACCACGATGCTACAGAGCGCATTCAAGTGTTCTGCCCCATTGAAATGAACAAGGACAATGTGACTGACATTGAGAAGAGTGAAGAAAACTCTCACATGTTTATTCGCTATGTTCGTGGAAAGATTGAGGAAGGCGAGAAGCCTATCTTTGTCATTGATGGCGTTGACTCTTGGTTTGAATCCTGCATGTTGAAGATTAATCCCAACCCACGGGTCGTTACCAAGGTTATGCCATACATGTATGGTGCTAGAAACAAGACCTTCTACCATCTTCTTGAGGCCATTTACCACTTGGATTGCGATGTGATTTACATTACTCACGAAGCCGAGCGATATGTGGACAATTCCCCTGTTGGTGTTCAGCCAGCATGGAAGGATTGGGGCGGTAAGTTGGAGCAAGAGATTCATTGCTACCGCAAAAACATCAAAGGTGAGATTCACTACATTGCAGAACTTGTTGGTTCTAGAACCAACGGTAATCTCGTTGGGACTCGCTTTACCACAAGGCAGGGACAACCACCAAACATTGTTTGGAATGGTGTTCCCGAACTTCGGGAGGGTAAACTTTGAAGTTCTCTATGAACAACAAAGAAATGAAAGAAGTATTTGATAGCATTCAAGTCAAGGGAAAGTATGCTGGAACGAGTGGCTTCTCTAGCAGTAGCCTCGGTTCCACCGTCCAAATGATTCTCAACGGCAACAACTTGAGAATCTACAACGGTAACGCTACCTTCATTGCTAGAGCAGACATTACCGTTACAGGTGAACAAGACGGCTCTTGTGTTTGTGATGTTACCAAGGTTCTTTCCTACTTGAAGACCTTTAGCGATACTGTTACCTTCACTTCCAATGACTTCATTACGCTTCAATCGGGTAACAAGAAAGCAACGATTCCGCTGATTACCGGTCACGATACTTCAGTCTACGACCGCATTACGCAAATGGTCGGTGATACTGGCTACACTCTCAACCCAACCGAAATGCCTTCATTTGGAAGTTCTTCCTACGAAGGGGTGTTTGTTGTGACTTCGGACGACTTTAGTTCATGTATGCAATCAATGGAATTGGTGAAAGCAGGCACATACAAACTTGACTTTACCGACGATAGAAGAGTTGTCTTCTCGTCCCGACAAAGCACTGAGAATCGTTATCAAGAACGGCTGACAACTGTTCACACGCATGGCGATGCCGCTACTGTTGAGTTTACCTCGCCGCTTCACAAGTTCTTCAACAAAGGACAATTGCTGAACTTCTATGTGAAAGACGAGTTCCCGATTCTCATCGTTGCAGAAGACCGCTTGGTGGTCAAAGCCCCATCTGTTTCTAGTTAGGTGAAAAAATGATTATTAGTAAGAATAAAAGTAAAAATGAAATCTACATGTCTTGGAGAAATGAGAACGGTGAGAAACAACAACTGACTTCTCAAACTGCTCCTTATTTCTACATTGAAGAAGACGCCCCTAGACCCACGCATTACTCAATCAGTAAGTTTACTGATGGCGAGTTTGACTACACCGTGGGAGGCGAAGTCAACCTACAAGGCAAACCCTTGGTCCGTTGCTACTACGAAAAGCATACGGATGCTCGCCACGCTAGAGCCGCACATGAGAAAACCTACGAAGGTGATGTTCCTTTCCACTTTCGGTATTGCGTGGATGAGTTGGAAAGTCTTCACGAATACAACTTGCGAAAGTGGTATTGGGATATGGAGTGGCAACAAGGTGGTGAATACGATGGGGCAATTACGGCTATCGTTGCTTTTGACAACTATTCGGAAACCTTTCACCAATTTACTTGGTGCCCAAACTTTGAGTTCAGCGTTGATGTTCAAGAGAATCTCTCAATTGAAGACTACAAGTTGAACTTCTTCTATTTCACAAGTGAAAAGGACATGCTTGAGGCTTTTCTTGACCACATGGTTGCAGAAGACCCCGACATGCTCATCGCTTGGTTTGGTTTGAAGTTTGACTTGCCTAAGTTGTTGGAGCGTTGCGCTATCCTTGGGATTGATGCTCGTAGAATCTCTCCGATGGGTCAAGTGAAGGGCTTTGTGAAGTCTTCTAAGGCTGAAAGCGGCTATTACTTCGCCTATGTTGAGCAAGGCTATTCGCCAATTGAGCAACCCATCGGTGGAAGAATCACTTTGAACCTTGACTTGGCCTTTGAGCGACAATGGAACGACTCACAACGAGGAACACTCCCCTCGCTTTCTCTTGAGTATGTTTCACAGACACTCTTTGGTGAAGGCAAGCACACTGAAACCAAGTTTGAGGACCCAAACGAGTTCTATCGCAGGGCTTGGCTTGAAGACGCAGTAGCCTATTTGCAGTATGCCCTACAAGATGTGGAGTTGCTAAGAAAGATTGACGAAACCAACTTTACAAGTGAAGCCATCCTTTCGCTCCAGCGGTTGCTAGTGGCTCCATTTGATGCTTGCTTCTACGCTTCACACATGGGTTCCATCTACTTCATGCGGAACGCTTCTTGGATTGCTCCTACGGGCAGAAAAGATGTGGAGCGTGAGGAATACGAAGGGGCGATGATTTACCACCCCGAATCGGAAGGAACCAATGGCTTGCACCTTGGAGTGGCCGCATTTGACTATGCTGGCCTCTATCCGTCAATGATGATTGCTCGCAACATCAGTTGGGAAACCAAATCAGCAGAACCTACTGAGTTTGCAGTCAATATCCTT